AAAGCCCTGTTCTTTTGTTTCTTCAGTAGACTCAACTACCTCTTCAATAATTTTGCTTTCTTCTGCCATTTTATTTTGCTTTTATGTTTACAAATATATTACTTTTTTATCTTATTTTTTTTCGCTTCTATTTCTTTACTGTGCTCCATTTCTTTTTCTTTTTGTTGAGCACCCATATCAGCTTTAACTTTCTCTAAGACAATCTTATTTTTTTCACGAACATCGTCCATATCTCTACTAGCATCAGAAGCAACTTCTTGTGCTACTATTCTAGCTTCAGCATTTATTTCAGCAACTTTAATTCTACCATCAACTTCCATTTGCTTAAGTTTCATTTCAGCTTGCATTTTAGCATCATCTGCTTGTGCCTGAGCTTGTTGCATTTGTTGTTGTTGAGCCTGTAGTTGTTCTTGCTGACCTTTCATAGCTTCAATACCTTGTTCTAATACAGCTTGCGCTTCAGTCATAGTATCTGCTTTTAATACCTTAAGTGCATCTAACAATGTAATGGTTCCTGACTGTAATGCAGCTTGTGACATTTGTTGTACTTGTTGTTTTAAAGCATCGTCTTTACCAGAGTCGCCCATAAAAATACCATAGTCATTTAATGCTACATCAGGTAGTATGTTAAGCATCTTATATCCAGCATCACCAAATATAAATGCAGCTTTTTTACCTCCAGCCCAAGCTATCTTCATTAAATTAGCCATTTTCTCCATAACTTTTTTCTTCATTATGTTGTGAGAATAAAACCAACCTCCTGTTGATATAGAAGACTGCACAACACTACGCTGTACATTGCCTACATATTCATATTGAGCTACAGAGCCTTCTCTTTGCGGTGACACACCAGATATTTGACCTGCTGTCTGCTCTAACATCATTTTAAGATTTATAAGCTGTTGAACAGAATTAGATAAAGTAAAATCTACTTGTTGAAACTGATTAAACGATGCGGTATCTCCACCTTCATCTCTTGTATTGATTGGTATAATACCGTCATTTTTTAAATGGTACATAACCTCTTGCATGTCCATACCAACATTACTTGGCATTTGCGACACATCATACACAACTGCTTTACCACCTGCTCTTGCAAGAGTAAGCTCTATATGATACATAACAATATTATAAAGCATTTGAATGTGACTTAATACATCCATTAAACTTGTAGAGCGACCTGTTGTGTGATTATAAACACATCCTACATAAGAAAGTGTTGTACTACCAGCGTCATCTACAGACCTAACTTGATTCGGGCGTCTTCGACAATTAACCAATATTTTACCACCAATCTTTGTACCTTCCCATATATCATCAACATGCTTGTATTCAATATTATCTCCTTTGCGTGCTTTATAATTTTCACTAATTACTTTTTGAAATGGTTTTTCTGGATTGTATTTGTTTTCTGATATTTTAACTCTAATAGTTTTAATAGATTTCCATTCAGCACAAATAACTCTTACCTTAATGGTTTTAAATCTATCTATTTCAACCCAGTTAAAATCGCTATTAAACCTATCTATACTGTCATTAGTTACTTGACGCATTTCTTCAAGTTCACGAACATCGTCATCATCTAATTGGTCTCTATACTCATCAATAATTTCATTTACTGTTAACCATCTTTCTTCTCCAGCCCATTGCGCGTCATCTAAAAAATCAGAATCTATGGATTTATCAAAAACAAATGTTCTTGGGTCTACTCTTCTAAAGTAAGGGTCTCCATTTTTAATATATATTTTGTAGAATTCTTTACCAGTAACAAGTAAGTCTCGCATTCCTTCATGGAATACTTTTTTCATTTGGTATTTTTCAGCTAAATAATCAATACCATCTCTTATAGATTCTTCTATAACTTCTTTATACTCGAAACGCATAAAGTGGTCTATGTCATCTGGAATTGGAAAGTCCTTATTATCCATCTCTAATTCCATGCCATAGGCTTGTTCTAGCTTATCATTTATATCTTTTAACAAATCATTTGCAATTAAAGACACTTTAAACTGTTCTTTTCTTAAAGCTGCATCCATGTTAACTGCAAAAACAGACTTATCTATTGGTCTGTTTAAATCTTCGTTACATAATAAATCAATTTTATTTTTAGATAAAGGAAAATTAGACAAGGTGGCAGGAGAAGGCATGTTGTATTGCTCAGTTACATAACTGTAGTCTTCATGCTCTACATCACCGTTATATAAACGATAGTTTTTTATATCCTTATCGTAATCGCTTATATAGCCTTCTTGGTTATTATAATCTAATGCTTTTACTATAGAATCTAAATTCTGTTCGCACCACTCTTGTGTTTTTTCACTCTCTGGTAAAAATTGTTTAGGAAACATATATTTAATCTTTGTAAGGAATTAATCTACCGTTTTCTCTCTTGTAGTAAACGAAGCCTATTCCTTGTTTTTGTATTTTATCTTGTCTTACTTGTTTATCGTATAAGTCTATATCGTGTATTAAACATAACCCAAACGCTATAACCCTATCCGTATTTCTTAAACCATAACTACCTAGCTCATCAAGTAGGTCTACAAACCATATGTCTTGACAGTTTTCTTCTATGTAGTTTTCTAAAAACTGTTCCATTACAGCTTTAGTGTGCTTATTCATTTGTAAACCATATCTATTTCTATTTACGGTTTTAGGTGAATGAGCTGTTGACGGCCTTTCTTTTAAAAATTTTTTTCCACCTGCCCTTTGAAAATAACCTATAATACCTATTCGAGTAAACTCTATTAACATCTTAGCATTATAGTATACTGCTAACTTTAAACAACCATCCCAAAACTCTTCTGCTGTATCAGGTCTTTCTGTGTATTCTGCTATAGGATAATTACCTGCTATATCTGTATTAAAAAATCTTCTAAATATAATAGCTGAACCTAAAGATGATGTAGATGCTTCGTCTTGGTCATATGAATCAATACCTCCTATATCTAAACCTATAAGTTCTGGTTTTGGATGAGCAAGTATTCTATAAGGGCCACCTTTATCTAAAACAAATCTTACATCCATTCCTTCTCCGTCCCATTCTAAGCGACCATGTTGTATCTGTCCTTGTAAAGACTCATTACTTAATATTTCGCTTCTCTGTGCGTTTATTTTAGCTATATTAAATCTTGAGTTTTTAGTTTGTAAGAATGCTTCTTCTACAGATAAAGGATAATTCTGTAATTCTAAGTTATAACCTTTTTGGTTTCCAGACTTATGTAGTTTTTCTCTGCGTTCTTTAAGAGCTTTTGTAGCTCCATCGTTATCTGATACACCGTTCTTTAAATCAAAAAACCCATGATAACACATAGATGCAGGAATAAACATAGGGATTAAATTAAATGCATCTGAATTATAATACATCTCCATAAAATCTTTAGACGCTGCTTCAATGTCACCACCCGTACCACCAATAATAGGTACGCCATACTGAACATCACCATCCATAAAACAAGCTTTAGATGACATATAAGCATTTAAGAGTTCTTTAAACTCCCCTGCTTCTTCAAATACCATAACAGATAAACGCTCACCCTTATATACTTCAGGGTTACTCATAGTACGGCAATGTATAACTGACTGAAAGCCAGCCACTCCCCATTTACCATCTTGACCTTTTATCTTATAGCCTGACTTCATGACTTCTTCACCTTCTTTAAAAGTAGAATGTCTAAAATTTGTATGCTGATTATTTAAACCAGCTTTTACTTTGTCAAAGAACGATGTTGCTGTAACTTGTAAACCAGCGGCTACACCAACGTGATTGTAAGGATAGAATGTGTATTCGTGTGCAAGGATACCTGAGTTCATATAAGAGAACCCTTTATCCCTTGCTTTAATAACAATCATCCCTTTCTCTTCGGTCTTGCAGGTATCGAATAAATCAAAATATGCTTTATCCATATCCCTATACCAAGGCGCTATAAGAGTTTTTCTGCTATTTCCCTTAACACCATCACTACCTAAAATTTTATAGAAATTTAAGTAATAATAATGTTTACCTGTAATCATGTCCATACCCTTAGGTTTGAACCCTTCTTTACATCTTCTTATTTGCTCATCCCAATACTCCCTGTATGCTACGCTTTCCGTATTTAAAGCTGGGACACCTTCATACACTAAAGGTTGATATTTTTTTATATCACCCATTCTTTTGAGCTTGTAGAGTTTCTAAATAACTCAGCTCTCTATTACCAGCAATCTTAGACCTCTCACCTCTTCTTTCAATAGAATCTAAGAGTGTCTGTCTTGTAGCTAATATCTTATCAACTCCAATCATTACTTTTTGTATATCCGCTGCGTTATCTATATTAATTTTTGTCCTCTCTAATAATGTAGTATATTCATCTATCTTCTCATTAAAAGCAGACAACTGAGCATCTAGAGGGTCATATTGAAGCTCATTGTATTTCCTAATCGCGTGAGCGATTTTTTTATTTTTCTGACCCTTCCACTCATAGTTTCCAAATAAGTCTTTAGAGACTACTCTCATTCTTTCATCTTCAGTAAAGTGTCTGTATGGGGAATCGTAATCTGCTATGTACGCTACAAACATTAGCCCTTTAGCTGCAAGACCACTAGTCTTAATTACTTCTACAAACTCAGGTATACCATAAACGCCATCGTCTGTTATCTCTCCATTTTTACTAATCTTCAGTAGGTACATACTTTTTTAATCTAGTTTTCATTATAATGTAACCATGGTTCACTATAGGGGCACTACCCTCTATAACTTCTCCGTCTTCGTCTAGATATTTAAAGTCTATACTTGACACATTACCACCCATTACCTTATACTCATTACTCATGATAGAATACCCTAGATTAAGATAGTCTGTCATTATCAATACTTCCCTTTCTGAAGTCATACGAGTGACGTTCACGTACCCATATATCTTACCATTAGGCATTATCTCAATAATACCATACTTTGTTTTTTGCTTGTCCATTGTTTTCATGACGTAAAGATAATAAAAAAAAGGGCTCATTTTACTGAACCCCTCCTTAACCAAACAAACCAAATATATTATATTATTTTAATCGTGCTGAACACGACCACCATCATTATATCTTTGCTTCAATAATCTATTAACAACTGGACGAGTAGTGTCTCTAGTTACTGTTTCACGAAATTTATTTTTTATTTTTTGAGCAACTTTCTTAACCTTAGCCTTGAATTTGCCTTTCTTTTGTTTATCAGCCATAATTAATCGTGTTGAATAATACCACCTTTAGAGTATCCCATATAACCTGGGCCAGGTTTACCACCCTTAGGCTTGTTTATTACTGTAGGGTTTTCTTTTCTGTCTTTTACGTACGAAGCTACTTTCTTAGCTTCTTTCTTAGCTTTACGTTTAGCTTTGTATTTTTTTAGTATTCCAGGCATAACTTATCTTAATTATCGTTTGATACAAATATAGTATAAAAAATTTATATATTTTTTCGAGTGTGGATGTATTCCTGTGACTCCCCCCGCTACTGCCAACCTTTTGCGCACCCACCCTGTAATTATACTTGTAAGTTTTTCCTACAACTAAATAACTAAAACTTATTAGACATGAAAGACTTACAATTCCTTCCGTTAAATGTAGTAATGAATACTATCGAAGAAAAGTACAACGACGCCTTCTGCATAGCATTTGGCGGTGTTGCCTTCGTAGTTAATATCTTACTACCTAAAGACGAACCACAAAGACTTTACTTCCGCGACTTCAACGAGTGGAACGAGTATCTTGCTGACTTAGCAGGTAGTGTGGATATGAAAGAAGTACAGGCATCACTTTAGTGTGAGCTTGTACTTTTTTTATAAAAGGATGCTCCGCGTTGCTTCGCGTTTGTTTAACACTTCACAAACTTTCTGTTTGTTTGTGTCTGTCAACCACTTCCATAACGCTGTTTTCGTGTGTTATTGTAGTGTGTTCGTCGTTGTTCTTGTTGTGTTTTGCTTCGGTAAAGTGTTCACTATCAGCGTTTTGTCGTGTTTGCAGTAGGACGACAAACCCTTGTCCTGTTAGTTTTTCCTCTTATTAATTAACCAATCTTATTTATTTATAAGTTTGGCATCCTTAGGTGTGTTATAAACCACTTACCCACCAAAGGTACAACATATAATTGACATAGTCAAGTCGGAGTTGATAGCCCGACGATAGCTTTGTTATTTATTTATATGTTTAATAGTGGTACATTATTTATTAACTAAACTTGTTAGAAATTATGTTTGATATACCATCGAACTCTTCGCGTGATGCCTATAAAAGGTCATCACTTCGCTTAACAGTTGCTTCAGATAAAGTAACTGCAGTCATTAATAAATTAGTTGACGACAGTACGAATAAGTATGTTGACGGCCAACTTGTAGGTACACAACCTCAAGCAAAGCTTAAACTCACTTTTCCATCGTTAGCTTCTGAAAATAACGACTGCCATTTTGATTTGCGTTTTACTAATAAAACCATCAAATGGATAGAGCTTGCATTTTACTTATATGAATTAGAAGATACCCCTAAAGGTAATTCTAAATTAGGTAAGTGGATAATTTCTGAGAACGCAGACGGCAATTCACCTTGCCACGACGACGACGGACAACCATTGTTCGAAAGTCTTCAACAGTTCGCAGAAAAGTACAAGATTAGTGGTTCAGTACATAAGTTATACTCTATCCTTAGAGAAAACCAAATTGCATTTGGTTATAACACCTTAGCTTCTGATATTTCATCTCAGAAGATAACTGTTAAAACTTATTTCAACACAGAAATCAATGATTACACGATTTCTACCGTTGACTTCACCTCTAATCGTGAACGCAAGCCTGAAAGTGCCGTACCTCGTGCGAAAGCGTACTCTGTACGCAGACGCAACGCAGGCACGCCATTCGCATAACAGGAGTAGGCTGCGCCTCAGTGCGTGGCCACCCCTTTTTGTCACTATCACGATGCAACGTACTACTGTACTATGCACAGTTAATAGATAATGTGAATACATAATTAAGAGTAGCGCATACAATTGACACCTGCTAGCCTCGAGATACTTTGCCATTCAGTAGCTAATTATGTAATGTTTAACTAAACCGAATATGGCTATTATGTAACAATCAAGCGTAACATCAATTCTCTAAACGCTTTATAAATTCGAGAAACAGTAAATTAACAACACTTTATGGGTTCGAAACCATAAAGGAGATTTAGTTCCTACAACGACTTCGTTCCGATAAGGTCGGTAGGGATATAGTTGCGGTAGCTCGCAGATTTGCCTATGAATCTATAGGTAAACGAGTCCTTAGCAGGATAACTATATTAATAGACGTCTAAAAAAAAACTAATTATTAGATAGGTATTAAGTTGGGTTTTACAAGGCACACCATTGCCTTCACTCAACCAAGATTAGATACGTAGATGCGTATAAACCAAGGTGCAGTAATGTATGAGGTTAGCCTGCCAAGGCAGTGATATGATACCGAAAGGGCAGAAGGTGTGACAACCAGTGGTAGTCTATTCAGAGGTAGTGCTCTGCTAAATCGCGTTGTTATTTTATTATGGATGCATATGGTACATTACATGAGCTTAAAAGCGGGTATTTGATAGGTTCGATTCCTATTGCATCACTATTAATTAAACATTCACTAAATATATTTAAG